CGTAACCATTCGCCGTCTCAGGTGCGGGGCGTCATCCGTGCTGAGGCGGCACCCTTGAAGAAGGAAATGACCATGAACGAAGAAGAGAAAGTGATCGAGCCCACCGACACCATCAGTACGGACGAAGCCGCCGCACTGGTGGCCGAAGCCCGCCGCGAGGTGACTCAGGCTGCCCAGGCCATTGCCGAGGTTTGCCTGCTGGCCGGTTGTCCCGACCGCGCGGCCGAGTTCATCGCTGCCGGCAAGACCGAGGCCGATGTCCGGCGCGTACTGATCGACGCCCGTGCGGCCCAGTCCGACGCCGCTGACATTCGCTCGACCATCACCGTGGATGCCGGTACGCAAAACCTTGATCGCCCGGAGGCCTCACCCATCGTGGCTGCCGTCAAAAAGCTCACGGCCCAGGCCTGACGCACCCGAACCTGAAAGGACTGAACCATGACCCCCATCACTGAACAAAACAACCTCGGCGACCTGTTGAAGTACGAAGCCCCCAACCGCTATTCGCGTGACGTCGCCACCATTGCCGCTGGCCAGAGCCTGCCCCTGGGCACGGTGCTTGGCCGCAACGCCAGCGATGGCAAGCACTACGCCATCGACCCCGCCGCCACCGACGGCAGCGAGACAGCCATCGGGGTGCTCGCCAACGCGATCGATGCCACCAATGCCGACCGCAGTGACGCCATCCTGATCGCCCGCCACGCCATCGTGGCCAAAACCGCGCTGGTCTGGCCGATCGCGCTCACCGGTGCCCAGCGCACGGCTTACGAGCAGCAGCTGGCCGAGCGCGGTGTGCTGGTGCGTGAATCCGCATAAACACGATCCGTCCTTCCATCCCCCGAACCCGCCTGGCCGATTGGCTTGCGCGGGTTTCGTCATTTCTGGAGCCCCGAATGAACAACCCGTTTCTGAACCCCGGTTTCTCGATGGCCAGCTTGACTGCTGCCATCAACCTCATCCCCAACCGCTATGGCCGCCTGGAAGCCTTGAACCTGTTTCCGGCCAAGCCTGTGCGCACCCGCCAGATCATCGTGGAGGAGTACGCCGGTCGCCTGAACCTGCTGCCCACCAAGCCGCCTGGCTCGCCCGGCACCGTGGGTGAGCGCGGCAAACGCAAGCTGCGCTCCTTCGTCATTCCCCACATCCCGCACGACGACGTGGTGCTGCCCGAGGAAGTCCAGGGTATTCGTGCCTTTGGATCGGAGACTGAGATGGAAGCGATCTCCGGTGTGTTGGCCCGGCACCTCGAGACCATGCGCAACAAGCACGCCATCACGCTGGAGCACCTGCGCATGGGCGCCTTGAAAGGCGAGATCCTGGACGCCGATGGCAGCGTGATCAGTAACCTGTTCACTGAGTTTCAGATCACACCGCAGTCGGTCAACTTCGATCTGGCCAATGCCAACAGCGAGATCAAGGGTCACTGCTACGACCTGCTGACCAAGATCGAAGACGCCCTGCAGGGTGAATTCATGACCGGGGTGCATGTGCTGTGCTCGCCTGAATTCTTCCGGGCGCTCACCACCCACAAGGAGGTCAAGACCGCCTACACCAACTGGCAGCAAGGCGCGGTGCTGATCAACGACGTGCGTTCGGGCTTCACCTACGCCGGGGTCACCTTCGAGGAATACCGGGGCCAGGCCGCCTACCTGCAGGCCAATGGGGATCTCGGCACCCGCCGCTTCATCGCAGCAGGCGAAGCCCATGCCTTCCCGCTGGGCACGGTCGACACCTTCGGCACCTACTTCGCCCCGGCCGACTTCAACGAGACGGTGAACACGCTGGGCCAATCGCTGTACGCCAAGCAGGCGCCCCGCCAGTTCGACAGGGGCACCGACCTGCACACGCAGAGCAACCCGCTGCCCATGTGCCACCGCCCCGGTGTGCTGATCAAGCTGACCGCCTGATCTGATGCAGCACGCCTTTGAGCGGGCGGTCTCGCGCTTGTTCGCTCGGCTGGCGGTGCCCGGCACCTATCGGCTGGCCGATGGTCGTGAGATTGCCACGCGGTTCATCGCCAAACAGGCCGATGTGGTCGAGTCCTTCGGCGACGCGCGTCTGGCACTGGTCACCCACCGTTTCGATGTGATGGTCCGCGACGTGGTCTATCCCCGCGAGGGCGAGCGCTTCACGGTTGCTGGCCAGACCTACCAGGTGGTGGGTGAGCCCTTGGCGGATCGGGACCGGCTGATCTGGACACTGACTGGAGCGCCGGTATGAAGCTCATGGCGGCACTCACCGGCAATCTGGACCAGATGCTGGCCGACGAAGTGCGCATCGCCGAGCAGGCGGTGACGCATTCCATCCGCGAAGCCACCGATGGGCTGAAGACCGAGCTGCGCAACCAGATCACCGGTGCCGGCCTGGGCCAGCGGCTGGCCAACACCTGGCGTGGCGAGGTCTACCCGAAGGGGCAGATGAGCATCAAGGCGGCAGGTCTGGTCTACAGCCGGGCACCCGTCATCGTTGGTGCGCATGACCAGGGCGCCACCATCCGCTCCAAAGACGGCTTCTGGCTGGCGATTCCGCTACCGGCTGCTGGCAAAGGCCCCCGTGGCAAGCGCATGACGCCGGGCCTGTGGGAGCGGATGCGCGGCCAGCGCTTGCGCTTCATCTACCGCCGAGGCCAACCCTCACTGCTCGTCGCAGAAAACCAGCGCACCCGCCAAGGCCAACGCGGTGGCTTCTCCGCTGCCTCGCAAAAGGCCCAAGCGGCTGGTCGAGGGCTGGTCACGGTGCCGATGTTCCTGCTGGTACCCCAAGTGACCCTGAAGAAGAAATTCGACATCGACAGCAGTTCGCGCCGATGGATCAGCACGCTGGCCCATCGCATTGCCAACCGCTTCGATGAAGCCGACCGCAAAGGGGCAACGTCATGAGCCAAAGAGAAAACGCCATCGGCGCACTGTTCGCCGTGCTCGGCCAGTTGTCCCTCGGCACCACGGTCAAACGGAATGCTGTGTTGCCAGAGCGCATCGCCGACCACGCCATGGCCATCCTGCGCGACGGCGAGATGGGCGAGCCCGAGGTGTCGCTCTCGCCGCTGACCTACCACTGGCAGCACCAGGTGGCCATCGAACTGTTTGTGGCTGACCCAGATGCCAGCGCTCGCGATGCCCGCATGGACGGCCTGCTCACCGAGTTGGCTTCCCTGATCGAAGCCGACCGGACGTTCGGTGGCGTCATCGAGTACGCCGAGATCGGCCCACCCAAATTCGATGAACTGGCCCCGGATGGGACCAGTGGCATCAAGGCCTGCCTGCTGCCCGTGGTCTTGCACTACAGCAGCTCAGGTCCTTTGCACTGACGCCGCTGAACTGATCCGTCGAAGCCCATTTCGACACCCATTCACACCCATTTCCGTAAGGAGTCATCATGGCCCGTGCCTACGGCGCGAACGCCAGCCTTTTGGCCGCGTTTGAAACCACCTATGGCAGCAACCCAGTGGGCGACTACTGGAAGCTGCATTTCGTCTCCACCACCCTCGGCTCCGAACAGGGGCTGATTGCCAACGACCTGATTGGACTCGGCCGTGACCCCAGCGCCCCGATCCGCGATGTGATCAAGGTCGAAGGCGACATCGTCGTGCCCATCGATGTGCGCAACATCGGCATCTGGCTCAAAGCGCTGCTGGGGGATGCCACCACCACAGGCACCGGCACGCTGACCCACACCTTCATTTCTGGCAAGTCCAGTTTGCCCAGCCTCAGTCTGGAGACGGGTCTGCCCGATATTCCGGCATGGTTTGTGGCCTCTGGCGTCATGGTCAACAGCCTGCAGGTGGGCTTTGCCCGGTCTGGTGCAGCGAACGCCACCGTGGGCTTGATCGCCCAGGGCGAAGCCAAGCAGGCTGCCACGCTTGATGCCACCCCGGCCAGCCGCGACCTGATCCGCTTCAACCAATTTCAAGGATCCATCAAGCAGGGCGGCGCGGAACTCGGCAATGTGGTCTCGGCGCAGCTGACCTACTCCAACAACCTGGAGCGCATCGAGACCATCCGCTCCGACGGCAAGATCGACGGCGCTGATCCCACGGTGGCCAGCCTCACCGGCAGTCTGGAGGTGCGCTTTGCCGACACCACGCTGATCGATGCGGCCACCAACAACACGCCACTGGAATTGACCTTTGGCTACGCGATCGACGCCGAGCGGCGCTTGACCTTCATCGCGCACGAGGTCTACCTGCCAAAACCCAAGCTCTCCATCACCGGACCGGGGGGCATCCAGGCCACCTTCGAGTGGCAAGCCGCCAAGGCCGCCGGTGTGGCACGCATGTTGACCGTCGAACTGGTCAACGACGTGACCACGTACTGACTCTCATCCAGGACATTTCCATGATCAAACTGAACATCCCGCGTGAACCGCACTGGATCACGCTGGCCGCCGGCGTACGCCTGCAGGTCCGCCCCGCTACCACGGCCTTGGTGATGGCCGCACGCCATGCCGCCTCGAAAGTGGCCGGTACCGATACCGCTGCGGCAGGCGAACGCACCGCCACCCTCATCACCGAACTGGCCAAGTTGGCCGTGCTCACCTGGGAAGGTGTGGCCGATGACAAGGGTAAACCGGCGGCCGTCACGCCCGAGGGTGTCGCAGCCCTGATGGAGCACTGGCTCTTGGCCGATGCCTTCGAGCGTGAATA